CCGCAGTATTCGGGCAACTTCATTCCCGAAATCTGGTCGGGCAAACTTATCCAGAACTTCTACGATGCAACGGTCCTCGCAGCCATTTCCAATACGGATTACGAGGGTGAGATTCGTCAGTACGGTGATACGGTCAACATCCGTACTACCCCTGAGATCACCATCTCGACATACGTAAAGGGTCAGACTCTTGCAGTTCAGAGTCCAGATAAGGCCAAGTTGCAGCTTATGATCGACAAAGGCGAGTACTTTGCCTGCATCGAAGACGATGTTGATAAAGTTCAGGCTGACATCGCTATGATGGATACTTGGTCGAAGGACGCCTCCGAGCGTATGAAGATCAAGATCGATACCCGCGTTCTCACTGACCTGCTCGCAGATATTGCTGCGGCTAACAAAGGCAACACCGCCGGTCGTATCACTGCCAATATTGACCTTGGTTCAACAGGCACTCCTGTTGCGCTTACTAAGTCCAATGTTTTGGATTACATCGTTGACATGGGTGTTGTTCTTGACGAAGCCAATGCTCCTGAGTCGGATCGCTTTCTTATTATTCCTGCCAAGATGGCTGGCTTTATTAAGAAGTCTGACCTCAAGGATGCTTCGATCACTGGCGACAGTTCGTCGGTATTGCGTAATGGTCGTATCGGCATGATTGACCGCTTTATGCTCTACACAAGCCATAACTTGTCTGTCACATCTGGTAAGTTCAGCATCATCGCTGGTCACAAGATGGGCTTCACGTTCGCTTCGCAGATGACAAACATGGAAACCATCCGCTCTGAATCAACCTTCGGCAACATTGTTCGCGGTCTTCAGGTCTATGGCTACAAGGTTGTCAAGCCTGAGGCTTTGGCTCAGGGCGTTGTAACAGTCGCCTAATTAGAAGGGGGGTAACACCCCCTTTTTCCCTTTGTCATCTTTCACGGAGTAACTACTATGGCTACTTATACCACCGCAGTCGGCTTCAACGCCGGTTCAGCCGCTTATCCAGCGGATTCGCTTAATAAGGCCCACCGAGTTGAGATTACTCTCGACTTCCCGAAGATCATTGCTGCTCGCTCAGCAGCCGGTCTCACAGCACTCGCTGCCTCTGACGTTTTGGAAATTCTTCCAATCCCAGCAGGTTCGATTGTGTCTAACGTAGGCATGGTTGTAACGACTGCTGCCGGTGTTACCAGCACGTTGTCGATTGGTGACGGCTCTGCCGCCGCTGGTTATCTTGCTGCTACGTCGGTCAATGCTACCGGTACTTCGGGCGGCGTTCCTGTCCTCTCGTCCGGCGCATTCGCTCCAACGCTCTCGGGCGGTAAGGCTTACGCGGCTGCTGATACGATTGACGTGACCATCGGCACTGCGGTTCCTGCAGCCGCTGTTGTCCGCGTGTTTGCAGTACTCATTGATCTCAACTAATACAGATAGGGGGGCATAGGCCCCCCTTCTTACATAGGAGAATAATATGTCAAACGTAACAACAAAGCACGTTGAGGCAACCGGTACTATGCTTACTGGGCGCTACAATTTACGCGGCTATCACACAATAAGCGGCGGTACTGCCGGTGATGTTATCTTCCGCGATGGCGGTTCAGGCGGCACTACCAAATTGCAGTTCAATATCGGCACTGGTACGCAGCCTATTGTGATGCCAATCCCTGCTGACGGTATCTTATTTACTACCGATATACATGTAACGCTACCAGCTACGGCAAAAACCACTATATTTGCTGAGTCTGTGTAATGGCTAAGACACCCGCATGGCAGCGCAAAGAAGGTAAGAACCCTAGTGGCGGTCTTAATGCCAAGGGTAGAGCCTCCTATAATGCGGCTAATCCCGGTAAGCCGGGGTTAAAACCACCACAGCCTGAAGGTGGCTCGCGTAAAGATTCTTTCTGTGCTAGGATGACTGGCATGAAGAAAAAGTTAACTTCTGCTAAGACGGCGAACGATCCTAACTCTCGTATCAATAAGTCCCTCAGAGCATGGAACTGCTAAGGAGAATATGATGACTCGCTATCTACGTAATAAACGCGACGGCTTTATCTACGACTGGAACCCAATTCTTGCAGAGAACGCAGTGTGTGAGGAAGTGACTGAGGAAGAGGCTTTTCCAGAACGCTTCATCCCTAAGGCCCAGAAAGGTCGTAAGTCTAAGATCGATCTATCGACCGAGGATATTCCTGAAGAGCCTGCAGTTGAGAATACAGAACTGAATCTCGAAGCTAGTCGGGGGCTGTAAACATGATACTCCTAGATGTGATCACCGAAGTTAGGAAGATGCTGCAGGATACGAGCACTGACGCGGCTCTTCAGCGGTATTCGGATGCAACACTTCTAGGGTTTGCCAATCAGACTTTGAAGCGTATAGCCCTTCTGCGCCCAGATTTGTTTGCGCTTATCGGGGAGATTCCTTGCACAACCAATGCGACGCTGCAGTCAGCACCGTCTGATTCTATCAGGATCATGGAAATCTTCAGGATCAAAGACGGTCCCGGTGTACGTGAGACTAACAGAGAGATTCTAGATCAGACATACCCTGAATGGGTTACAGAAGAGGCCGGTGCTTGTATTAGCTGGATGCGTCATGTCCGTAATCCTAATCGGTTCTTTATCTACCCGCAGTCTACTGCTGGGCAGATTCTCATTGGTGAGTACTGCCAGACACCGCCAAGTTATGCGTCGTCTACGACTGTAGCTCTTCTCCCCGATGGGTACTTCCCAGTCGTGGTGGACGGTACTCTATTCCTTGCAGAGTCTATTGATAACGAACATGTCAATTCTAACCGTGCTCAACTTTTCCAGCAGTCTTTCATACAAACTCTGACTACTTCCTTCCAAGCCAGATCAGTTACAGACACAGAAGAAGCTGGACTAACTAAGAAGGAAGTTGCGTAATGGCTACACGGACCTTTATCTCTCTTGAAAACAAATTGTCACCTAGTGTCCCGGGGTGTCCTAGACCTACTATCCAACAGTATGTCAGAGATGCGGCGATAGAGGTCTGTGAGAGAACCCTCGTATGGCGTTATGAACAGCCCCTTGTTCGACTCACTCCCGGCGTGTACGAGTATGAGTACGAGGCTCCAACTGATTCTGAGGTCGTGGCTGTTATTCATGCAGCAGTGAACGGTTCTAAAGTATCAGCGATGTCTCAGGATGAGATACACAGAGTGTACCCAGACTGGCCCTCTACTGATGCTACGGTTCGGTCTACCCCACGATTCATTTCGCAGTTCGACCCAGATCATTTTATTATTGTGCCTGTACCGGACTCATCCGTTGCCTATGACATTAAGATGTTTCTGGCTTTGAGGCCAACGCCAGACTCAACAGGCATGGATAAGACAGCATTCGATGAGTGCGAGCAACTTATTATGCACGGCGCGTTACAACATTTGCTGGTGCTGCCTAATAAGTCATGGACAGATAGAGACCTTGCTACTTATCATGCCAAGCAGTACTCCTACAAAACTGCTAGTCGTAGGGCAAAGGCTAGTTTAGGTGTTGCTAGAGCATCACTTACCGTACAAATGCGTCCGTTTGCATAGGTGTCAGCATGTCAGATGTTATTAAACTAGTCCAAGGCGATACGCTTCCAGAGATTTTTCTCACTCTGACGAATGAGACAACGGGTGCTGCTATCGATGTATCCAGTGGAACCATAGCGATAGCAGTTAAATTTAGACTGGCGGGCGCTACAACTACATTATCTACGATACCATGCACAAAGACTGATGCTGTTAACGGGATTGTAGCGTTTGACTTCGGCAACGGTGAACTGGTTGGAATTGATCCCGGTATGTATGAGGGAGAGATAGCCGTTACTACTGGCAGTGATGTTCAGACCGTATACGATCTTCTTCGCTTTAGGGTGCGTGAGCAGTTTGCATGAGCAGTATAAAGGTAGCAGTCAGCGTAGTTAATTCTTCCGGCATTCTGGCAGAAGTAAGTATAGCTTCTGGTAATAATTTTACTGTTGCTGCTACCTATGAACCAACGATAGCGTCTCTTTCTTACGCTCTTATAAAGGCTGATGTATTCAATCCGTTTGTCCTGTCTGATACTGCTAGTATATCGGAAGTTGTTCTGCGGCATCCTAAACCGGTATACTCCGATTCAACGGTAACATCCGAGATATTTGTTAAATCTATTATAACGCCGGATGTTTCTGATTCTGTTGTAGCGGCTGAACTATTTGCCTCGACACTGGTTAAGAATGTAGACTTTAACACAGCCACAGCAGAGGTTGACTCTGAGCCGGTTACAACTTCAGAGGTGTTTGTCCTTACATTAAACGCTCTGGACTCCAATGCGTTTAATGGGTATAGCTTTAATAGCGCAAGTTTGAACTAAGAGGTTTGTTATGGCTAAAGATTTTGTAAAAGCTGAAGGCAAAGTTACTCTTGTGCTGACTGGCCCAGACGGGGCAGTGAAAGAAACACAAGAAGTAAAAAACCTCGTTGTTCAAACTGGGTTGAACTATATTGCTTCCCGTATGAAGGACGCTACTGCGACAGCAATGACTCATATGGAAGTCGGCACGTCGTCCACTGCTGCGATTCTCGCCCAGACAACTCTGGTTGCTGCTGTATCAGCCAGTCGTACAGCCCTCACAAGTACTACTGTAACAACCAGTTCCGTTGCTTACGCCTGCACATTCGGAGCGGGTGTCGGTACAGGTGCTCTTACAGAAGCCGGTATCTTCAACGCTTCTTCAGCCGGTACTATGCTTTGTCGGACTGTATTCTCTGTCATCAACAAAGGCGCAGCCGATACCTTGACTATAACGTGGACCATAGCAGTGAGTTAACATGGCTATTTTAGTCGCAAATAACGCAACTAGTTATCTAGCTGGCACTCTTACAGCAGTAGCCACTAGTCTCACTGTGTCGAGCGGGACGGGTACGCTGTTTCCGACAATATCTGGCAGCGATGTGTTTTATGTAACGCTGACAAATACCTCGAATCAAAACGAGATTGTAAAGGTAACAGCCAAAGCTACTGACACTTTTACGATTGTCCGCGCACAAGACGGCACTTCTGCACTAGCCTTTGCGATTGGTGATAAAGTAGAACTCAGGGTCATAAAAGTAGTATTTGACGATAAAGCCTCGCTTACCAACGATCAGACTTTTAGCGGGGCTAATACGTTTACAACTCCGATTGCGACTACATCCGGCGGTACAGGATTAAGTTCCCTCGGTACTGGTATAGCTACGTTCTTAGGAACACCTAGTTCCGCCAATCTTGCTTCTGCGGTTACGGATGAGACTGGCTCTGGAGCGTTGGTGTTCGGGACATCGCCAGCATTTACAACTCAAATTACTGCCCCGCTAGTTATAGGCGGTACTGCCGTATCGTCCGCTCTTACGCTACAATCAACATCAGGTATCGGTTCTTCTGATAGCGTTGTGGTAAAAGTCGGCAATAATGGTGCTACAACAGCACTTAGTGTTGATACAACTGGAATAGTGTCCTTCCCTACAACTGGCGCACTTATAGTACCCGCCAGTACGACAGCAAACCGTCCTACAGGGACTACAGGGCAGTTTAGATTTAATACCTCCTTAACCCAGTTTGAAGGTTATAACGGCTCTGCGTGGGGCGCAGTTGGAGGCGGTGCTACAGGCGGTACTGGTAATGCCGCATTCTATGAAAACGACATTACAATCAGCGCGGATTACACAATCACCACTAGCAAGAACGCCGGAACATTTGGCCCAGTAACAGTGAATAGCGGCATTACGGTTACCGTCCCGTCTGGCAGCACATGGAGTATTGTCTAATGCCTGTAAAACTCAATGGAGCAACATCTGGGTCGGTAACAATAGACGCCCCTGCTGTTGCCGGAACCAACACTCTTACGCTTCCTGCTGTGACTGACACGCTTGTAGGTCTAGCGGCTACTCAGACGCTTACTGGCAAGACGTTAACTAGCCCGACAATTACAGGTGCTGTCATATCCTCAATGGGAAGCAGCGTACTTACATCTGGGACAGCAGTAGCATCTACGTCTGGAACTAGCATTGACTTCACTAGCATCCCGTCTTGGGTAAAACGTATTACGGTGATGCTTAATGGCGTATCAACTAGCGGCACGTCATTGCCAATGATTCAACTTGGTGATGCAGGTGGTATTGAAGCAACTGGGTATACTGGAGACTCAGCTCAAATTCATACTGGAGCAGGGGGGTCTGCTCTTTCTACAGGGTTTAGCATAAACACAAATGCTGCAACAAATGTTCTGTATGGACAAGCTATCATATCTTATTTTAAGTCTAATACTTGGATGTTTGCTTTTGTTGGCGGCACAACTGGAAATCCACTAGTGCTTGTAACAGGCGGTGCAAAAATTCTTTCAGATACGTTGACCCAACTGCGTATTACCACAGTCAACGGCACAGACACCTTTGATGCTGGTTCTATCAACATTATGTACGAGTGAGGAATCCATGACTGTAACCATAAGCGGAACCACAGGTATAGCTGGTGTTGATGGCTCTGCTGCTACTCCAGCAGTGCAGGGTGGTGACGCCAACACGGGCGTGTTCTACGGCACGGATATCGTAGGCATCTCGACGGGTGGCACTGAGAGGATGCGTGTTACAAGCACTGGCGTTAATCTAAATGGCTCTACGTCTGGAACGCTTACGATTGCCGCTCCTGCGGTAGCAGGGACCAACACCCAGACGCTTGTAGCGGCTACCGGAACCCTTGCTCCAATAGTTAGTGCTACAGCACAGGCATCTACCTCTGGCACTAGCATCGACTTCACTAGCATACCGTCATATGTAAAGCGTATTACGGTGATGTTTAGAGGTGTTAGTACAAGTAGCACGTCAGATATTCTTATTCGATTAGGAACATCATCCGGCGTTACAACTACAGGATACGCTACTTATGGCCTTAGAACGGGCGCAACATCAGTAACCAGTGGGGCTAATCTTACAACAGGGTTTGCGTCAGTCAGTACACAAGCTGCGTCGGTATATAGTGGTTCTGTTATTTTTTCAGCATTAGGTGGAGATATTTGGACTGGCTTTGGTCTTCTTGCTGATAGTGCAGGGGGAAATGGTTATATCATTACAGGCGGAATTTCTCTTGCCGCAACACTAGACCGTGTTCGCATTACTACAGTAAACGGCACAGACACCTTTGACGCTGGCACTATCAACATTATGTACGAGTGAGAATTAACTACCATGAGTACCGTAAAAGCTACCAACTTCCAGAACGCCTCATCTGCTACCGCCAACATGGTAACAGATGCCAGTGGCAACGTGTCCTTTGGTGGCACTGCGGCTATGTCCAGCAGCTTTCTACGCAACCGCATTATCAATGGTGATATGCGGATTGATCAGCGTAGTGCTGGGGCAAGTGTGACGCCAGCCGGAGGAGGTTCCGCATATTACTCATGCGACCGTTGGCAACAATTTATT